ACGCACCCATCCTTGCCACCTATCTGGGTTACAATTTTTATCTCTATCCCTATCCCTATCATTTCTAATCTGACTCTCAAGTCCACTAAGTTCAGTCATAAAACTCCTTATTCAATAGCTACATAAGTAATATAAATTTTAGCGATACCAGTTGTTAAATCAACTGTATTACCATCATTAGTTTTAAATCTTACAACTAAATCTGTATTGGAACTCCAAGATGGTCTATATCCACCTTGAATAGAAGTGAAAGCTACTTCTCCGGCAGAATCACCCACCTGAGTTATGGCTGTATAGCAATCAGTACAATTTAGTACATTATCAGGAGTAGCAGCAGTACCAAAAGAGATTGCACAAGCAGAAATTGCTCCTACTCCATCATCAAATACTTCTGTTATGTCTATTAAAACTTCACATATCTTATATTTTGCAGGAAACCCTGAGATAATAACTACATCTTCTTGGTTGGCAGCAGCTACTAAATCTGCATGTGTAACTTGTCCAGTCCACTGCATCAATATTGGTCTAGCATCTCTAGATTCTGTAACTAATGCACCAGAGGTTAAAGCGTAATCTGCAATAGTCTGCCAAGCATCAAACCTATTTTCTGAGCATTCTGAATGTAAAATATCATTATCACCAGACATACCGACTTGTACTGTATCTTGTCCCACTAAATTTGGATCAAGTAATACCCCGGCATACCCACCATTTTGCGTACATAAACCAGCCCAATAATTTCCTGCTGGTTCGGTAAGAATAGTGGCTACACCAATCTGTCCTCCACCTAAATAAAGGTTAGTTGTAACCCAAAGATTAGTAGCTCTAAATGTCTCTGCTGTATAAAAATAACTATTAGTATCTTCCCAATATATTGAGTGAATTGTATTGTCCTCTTCCTTGAATGCTAATGTTATATTATTAGCACCAGGAGCCAATGTGCTATCCTGTCTTATTGTTAATGCGGAACCATCAAATGAAATATATCCCTTACCGGCATTGTTCCAAAATTGAACTAAACCTATTGATGGGTTTCTAAGTATAGAACCATTATCTAATTTATAAATAGGTGATTGAGCATAGGTAACAACAAGATTGCTATCAACTACTATAGTATTAGCATGAACTGTATCACCAAAAGTTGCATGTCCAGCTACATATAGACTATCATTGATGGTAGTTACTGAATCAAATATTGCTGGTGACAAAATCTGTATGGGGGAGTGTCCAGCTATTGAGTCTACAAATAGAATATCATTAATAAATACATTACCGGCAAAGTATCCTGAATCACTAACTGTCAGTAAAGTGATATTTGCCCCTGCTGATATCAAAGAGTCTATAGACCCAATAGTTGAATAAATAGAATCTAGTGTAGCTACAGATATATCAGCAGTATCAGCGTATAGATACACTGTGCTAATGGTGTCAGCACCAAAGTTTGTAATATATGTTGAGTCAAGTGTAGCATATTTAATATATGCTGAATCTATTAATGCCCATCCATCTTCAAGTAATGAATCCTTATTACCTAAGCCTACTCTTAGTGTAGAATAGCACCAATCAACTCCATAACCATTCCATATAGAAGGTTGCAGAATAGGGTTATTTTGTGATGCAGAAAAAACTGTACCTACAATAATTGATAATAAAAACAAGACTTTCTTCATTTAGTCCTCCCTAGATTATATACTATTACCTTGACCCAAAGTCATCAGTTATTTCAGCAATGTACTCTAATTTCTCATCTTTTAGTTGAATATCATTTAGATAATCTTTTTCAACTAATCCGTTACCATCTAAATATTTAGTAACTTTACTTTGTGAGGAACCAAAAGAATCTTTTGTCATTGTATAAATTCTTACTGTGGCTCCATATATAGTTAATGGTGTTGCAGCATTAGATACCTTTACCATTATATAGATATCTTTATTATCTGTATTCTTAAAGAATTGTTTAAACTCCTCTGATATATCTATTTCTATTAGGCTAGTAGTCATCGAGACAGCAGAGGTATATGTGTATAATAAAGTATCTGTATATAATGTTACTGTGTATGAATCTGCTCCACCTGTGGTAAATGATGCTGTCAAAAATAGTTTTGCCCCTACAGCCTCTATTATATAAATAGGTTCTATCTTTAATATTTGTCCAACTATCACATCAGTTATACTAGTTATATTTTCTTTACCTGCTAATAATACAAAATCCTTGTAATCATAAGAAGAATGATAGTGATTACCAATATTCCTTGGTGTTATCCCTTGTAAGAATCCCTCTCTTTGTCTTATATTCTGTCTAAGCATATTATCCAGTAACAAATGCTGCTGGCATCAATGTATTAGTTGTGACAGAACCATCTTCTACTGTAATCTCAGCGGAAGGAGCAACATTCCAAGCATTATTAAAACATACTACAGTATAAGGGCCACCAGCATCAGCGTGTATTGCTCCTGCTGCACCTGCTGTTGTCTGTATTGAGTTATTCTTAACCATTCTTCTTGATGCTCCTGCTGTATCAAAATAAATTCCCGGTCCGCCCATTGTAGTAATTAAAGTGTTATCTTCAATTCTTGCATGAATATTACCATATAGATTTATAGCAGGACCAGCACCTTCATTCACAATCAAACTATTTATAATTTTTACTGACCACGCTCCTGCTCCGTCTAAATCTACTAGGCCATCAGCAGTAGACTTCATCATATCCATATTATCTAATAATAGACCACCTGTTTTACCTCCTGCCATAGTACCATAAATTCTACCACCTAAACCTAAATTTCTAATTAAAAGTGAATAGTATCTTTCAGAACCATAATGACCAATTGGTGATGGTAGAGTAAATGCATTAGATACATCTATATCAGAGGAAATTCTTGCATTTCCTAGTCCAATAATCTCAAGTCTAGTACCAATTGCAGATGTAATATGTAAATCTGGAATAATTATAGTAGATGTACCTGCTGGTTCTATCACATATATCCTAGCTGAAGTAGGTAAATCAATAGCTATCTGATCTAATGCTGCTTGAATTGTTGTGTACTGTGTTCCCTTAGTAGATACCCAATAGGTATTAGCAATAGCAAATTTCTGATTCTCTAATATTCTAATCCACTTGTATAATGTTCCATATGGCTCTTGACACATAGCTACATCTGATATAACCCCACCATGTGCCCCTGCATTAGTATTATGGTTATTAACACTAATCTGAGTAGATTGAGCTAATTCTAAAGAAGACTCTGAATATAATGTCTGTAGCAGTCCAGCAGCATCAAAAGCCTTTAGTCTAACATGTGGATATCCTTTTTCATCCCAAGGCACTCTTATAGATGTCACACTACTTAAATGATACCCTAAGAAACCTTCATTAGAAGCTATATTTGGATATGCTCCTTCTGCTGCCCATATTCCCCATCCTGCACCACCAACGGGTAAAGAAGTAATAGTAATAATAAAACCTGGGTATCCTACTGTAGTATTACCATCAGTCATTGTAAATACAGGACCAGCAGCACCAGCAGCTATATCACAAGTACCTCCTACTGTTTCATCTACTTGTGTTGACCATGCACTAACATTTCCAGAGAAATCATAAGCTCTTACATAAACTCTATACTTCACTCCAACCCTCTGATTGTGTAGAGTATGAGATATACCAATAGGCACTCCACCTCCACCAATATCAGTATTAGGATAAACTGGTACTGTGAAACTATTTAATACTACACCCATTGCGTCTATAGTACAAAACTTAAATTCATACATCATAGTATCTGGTTCGTTAGTGCTATTACAAGTTGCTGTTATCCATCCATTTGGCATAGGAGATAACATTACACCAGAAGTAGAAAGAACTAAACTCTCCTCTGCACCAGTAGTTAGTGCTAATCCAGTAGGTACTGAAGGAGCACCTGTGTCACCCTTTTCTCTAATTATCTTCTGTAGATCATAAGGATTAGGCCACATATAAGTAGGAGTTACTACACCTGCTGCTACACTAGCCTTTCCTACAATAATATATTCAGCATAAGGAGTAGTAGTATTATCAGGAAATGCAGCACTTGACATTAATTCATATACCTTCTGAATAGCTATAGGACTAACAGAAGCATAGTTACCATCTGCTAATCTATGTCCTATCTCTGGATCAGAAACATGAGTAACCCTTGACTCTGTAACTCTAATATATAAGTAGTCTTCATCTGAAACTGTACTTACAACCAAATCACCTAATGATACATACTTACCTAGAATCATCCAACTTCCAGAATTAAGCTTTAGTTGGCTTCCTACCCCTGTATCAGCCATCTCTCCACCAAGCAGCCTCATACCCTGTGCTACCCATATCTCAGATATATCACCTGTAGTAGCTGTGGGGACAAATACTATATCTAATCCTGACGTACCAATGGTGTTCCAAGTAACATTGTCTTTTACTACTGCAATACCAGCAGACCAAGTGCCACTATTCTTTCTCCATCTTACTGTAGTAGCTGCTGTAAACTCAATAGTTATAACTTGACCTTCTGTTAGGCTATTATTAGCTCTTACTTTGAATACAGGACTATTAACCATATGATTAATACTTAGAGCGTACCCAGCAAGAAACTTTCCAGTTTCCTCTTGCTGACTAGTTACTATTGATTGAACATGATTAAAATCCCCAGCTACAACAAACTGACCATCCTGTAGTTCAATATTGTCATATTTCTTAGTTACATCAAATGGATTAGAAGTGCTCATTTAAACTCCTAGCTAATTCCTGAATTGTCTTCTTCGATTGTCCAACCTTTTACTGTAATATCAATAGTTCCAGCAGAAATATGCCCTCCACCCTCTAATGAAACAACTACACTTTCTGCTGGAACAGTAGAGCTACGAAGATACTTTGGTGGCTTAAACTTAATAGTGATTCTATGGTAGTTTTCATCTCTACCTGTAGCAGTGCAATAAGCTATAATCTGCTGGTATAATGCAGAATCACCTATAGCTATAAGTTGTGCTAAATTAGCTATATCAATATAAGTAGTTACACCATAACCCCAATTAGTTATACGAATTGTATTTGAGTTAAAATTTACATCATTTCTTACTAAAAATGTAATTTCATCAACAAAGTTACAATCATCAGTTCCCGGTTGAATAGTGATACTTGGTTCTGCTGTAGTTGTCCAAGAAGCATTAGATACAAAGGCTATCCCCCTTGCCATATTGTAATCGTAATAATCTAAAACATTAAGAGCCATATCTTCTCCTTACAATCTTACAAACCCTAATCTTTCCTCTAGGGGAAGATTACCAGTGTATATTACACTATATCCACCAATACCAAGCCACTCTGAAATCAAATAATCAAGCATCATATGTTTCTCATCATCTCCGTCGTCATTATTGATTGTAATTTCTGCGTACCCATCCCTGTGATTCACTACATACATATAGTTATTCTTATCAGGATCAAGACCATAAGATCGAAGGATATCAATATGCTCCCAATATGAATATACTTCAGTTGCCCTCTTCAGACCAATAGAAATATGAGGAGTATCCAATTTACCTATATATGGTGCTACTCCTGTCAAATCCCCTATTACCCATTGGCTACCATCATCTATAACTGAATAGTCAAAGAATGTAGCTTCTTTCACTACTTGACCATCTACACAAACTGTTATGACTGGCCTTGTATAGATAATGGAAAGCAACTGGTTTACTGTAGGAGTTATAATATCTTGAATTGTAACAGTATCAGAGTTAGTTCCATTAGACATATCAATTTTTATACTATCTGCATCTGGTCTGCTGATAACTATCATAGTTCCTTTTGAAATAATAGTCTGTGGAAATGCCAATGAGGTTGCTGGATCAATAAACATTTCAATAGCAAATTCTTCCTTACCATGTAGATTACATTTAGAAATTGCTGCACCATCTATAGTAGCATAGGGGTGTGCTAAAGAAACACTCAATGAAACATCCTTGACAAACATACAACTAGTATCAGCGGCAGCCATCGCAGCATCCTCTAACTCTAATGTAGGGCCACCTGTTACTAGATTAGGGCATGAAGTACCTACTAGGTTAGTAAAATCCCATAAGCCTACTGATCTTTCATCTATTGGCATTATATATGTAGGTTGTAGCATATGATATTCTCTCTGGTTCATCTTAGTTGGAATCTTAGAGTGTGAAATATCAACTTCTACATCATACCCAAGTACGTACCAAACTATAAACTTAAATGCTGCAAGGGTGCCTCTGGCTTTTAGTAAATCAATAGCTGTTTGTGCTAATCTTCTCCTATTACCTTCTGTAGCATTCTCATCAAACTCTAGTCCTACACTCATACAGTAATGCTTTAGATAATCAGATGGCATAGTTGTGGGGTCATTTAGTCTGGTTAATCCAATATTGTATCTCTTTAGATCATCATAGTAACTATCAAATATCTGTGCTAAAATTTCAGTTAACCCATCAGGATTCATCTCTTGGTTCTTCTCTATAGCTGGAATCAAATCACTTATAGTTACACCAAATGTAGCTGATACCTCTTCTCCAGCTTCATGTGCATATCTAAGTCCTGCTACACCATTAAAAGTATACCCGGTAATACTAGTGTAGGAAAAGTAGTCTGATCCTATATATCCATAGCCACCAGTAGCATCAAACTCTAGTATAGCATCAGTATGCTGTACCTCTATTGTGGTATCTGTCTTTTGAATGTCAGTTAGGAGTAATGCCTTCATTTACTACCCTATAACCGCTGCAATCTTTGGCATTGTAATTACTCCAGACATCCCATAACTAGCCCCCGGTTCAATCTCTTCCTGCATATCACCATTGATTACTCTTACTACACCAACATGAGCAATTTCATCATCTGCAAGAACTATATTGGAACTACCAGTGGCATCAGAACTTCTCTTGAATACTGTTATATTCACATCTGATAATAGCATTCCACTATTTAGACCCATCAAGTTCTTTATTAACACTGATTTCTTTAGAAGATTTCCCCACCCATTCTGATAATATAATTCATCATCAGTAGTATTCAATGGATCAAGAAAATCTTGAATTGCTGTTAATACAGTAGGCTTTATTTCATCTGTAAAGGAATAACTAGCTGCTGCTGTAACTTCAACAGTTACATCAACATATACATACTTAGGTTGCACTACACTAATTGTATGTCTAGCGTTCTTTCTTTGTGATAAATAAGTTAAGGTTGTATTTATTAACTGACTAGTAGGAACACCAGCATCAGCAGGAACAATCTGAATATTAACTATGTTATTATTTGCCACTGCTTTAGCTCTTGAAACACCGGGAACCTTTCTTGCTAAATACTCATAATCTGTTACAGAATTAGCTGAAGTCTTTATTCTATTGTTTCTTAGAGCATTGATCTTGGCTTTTCTATTTGACTCTTTATCCATGCCAATAGTATATCTATTTGAATAAGTTACACTCTCTCCTATGCCATGAGCATTTTCTAAACCTGTAACTCCCATAAATTTATTTCCAGATTTACTAGTATAGCTAAATGAATCCCCATTAATATATGCTACACCAGAAGAGGCAAAACTAGTTATTGTTCCATCATCTTCTATCTCTACTTGTGTAGAACTAGCTGTTACTGCATATTTCAATGTACCTTCTGCTGGTGCTTGATTAGTGATACTAGTTATCTTTGGAATTGAATTAATAAGAGTCATATCACCGGGAGCCACATTACCCTGTGCCCCATCACAAGTTCTATAAGAAACTATAATTGATGCACCAGATGTAGGTTTGGCTCCAAACTGACCATCACCAAATTCTATCTTAGCTTGTCCTTTATAATCATACTCTACAGTGTAGTTCTTAGATGTTGAATTTGTAGTAATAAAATCTGTTACTTCTGTCCATAAATCACCACCAACCATTACAGCTATAGAGGAGTATGCCACAGGATACTTAGGAAGCATTATTGTTTGGTACTCTGTATTATCACCAGTTGCAGTGATAGAATAGGTTGTACCTTGAATAGCATAAACTTGTTTTACTCCAGCAGAAGTGAATATCAAATCTGTGAGTGTTTCAAACTGTACTTGCGTTCCAGCACTATTAGTCTTAACAACTTTTGACCCAGCCGGTAATGTAGTTGCTCCTGAAGCTGTCACTGTAAGTAGAACAGTAGAAGCTACTGGGCCTCTTATCTTATATCCTATACCTCTGCATGCACCATGTACTGCCTCGTCATCTATAGCATAAATAAGATACCCTTGTGTAGCTCTATTATCTGCATATCTAGTTCCTAAAGCTAGACCATGAGCTATAATTCTCATTAAAGCTATACCATAATCAGCATCACTCTCTGAAGTCCACTTTAGACCAGCAGTGACTAAAGCTCTCTTTTCTAGAAGCATATTATAAAATATCTCTGCTTCTGTCAGAGGGGCATATGCTATTGATGTTATTTCATCTGCCATTATTTACTCCTTTGGTATAGGAAACACCAAACTACTATATTCTCCAGTAGTATTGACTCTATATTGCAATACCACTACTAATGCTAATGGATCATCATTTTTCTTTGCTACTGTTATTCTAAAATCTGATACTCTAGGCTCATAAGTAGTCAAAGCATTAGTAATGTCATCTTTAATTTCTGAGGATAATGATCCAGAAGATACTGCAAATAATCTTCCTGACAGTCCACCACCAAAAGTCCACATTCCAATCATATCACCATGTTTATAGTATATCAATCTCTTAATACAAGATGCTATATGATCTAAACCAGAAGATACTTTTATAGTTCCATCTGAATCTATTTCAGTAGGCCATAGAAATCCACTACCAATAGCTGAGTCTGCATCCTCTATTCTTCTAGCTCTAATTTGATCTATAGTAATCTTGTCAGCCATAATTACACAATCTTGCCAACTACCCGAACTGTAGGATGTGATCCAGCATATGTACAAGTACCAGAAGATGTATTTCCTTCTACATCTCCTGACCTAACAAACGTGTCTATAGCATCTGCTAATGAGTTAGCAAAGTAATCTCTCTGACTAGTACCATCACAAGCCATACCATCTAGAATACTCATTATCGCTGATGCTAATGCTCCTTTATTAAGTGCCATTCTTCCTCCTAATCACTAGCCTTCACATTTGCACTACCTCTATGATTCCAGCCAAAAGGACACATTGATCTAACTGAATCTGTAACTACACAATATTGGCTAGATTCACTATTTAGGTCTGTAGGGCCATGAACAAATATATGACCACCATATACATGAACATTACCTGCCCCATCTATATATACTCTATTACCACTAGAATCTTCCACTGACCAAGAACCCTCGTTATCATCATACTTCATTACTATACCTGATTCAGTCTTTATACCGTTTACTCTTGGGTCTTCAAACTCTTCTGGAATTGGTGATACATCTGATCTATGCCCACCACTCCATTCAGCGGCATCAGGATTACCATCTCTTAATCTAACTGAAATAGTATCCCCTATTCTTGGAGTAAATACCTGTCCTACTCCAGAACCACCAGTAGTAGTCTTTTCTATTATCCAAGGAGATTCAAATTGACCCCATACCTCTTCACACACTGCTTTTACCCTATTTCTTTTATCAGGGTCTTCGTTTACAGTGACAGTAGCCTCATATTCCTTACTGCCTAATACTTGTCTCTCAAGCCTTCTAACTCTCAATATCAATGATTCTAATGTATTATCATTATTCATAACTAGTCCAATAACTCATGATATAAATCCATAGGATTACCACCATTCCTAGAAACCCGTAAAGCTCTATCTCTATTTCTTTGTTCTTCCAATTCATCTCTATCTAATGCAGATTGTATTCTTCTTCCAATATACTCCCTCTCAGCTACCGTAGCTACCAAATCATCTATATTACCAGCTTGTATCTGCTCTAAAACTGTAATTCCAGTTTGCCTTACATTCTGATATAATGTTCCATCCCCATACTCTTCTGGAACATTAATATCAACTACCTCCAAGTTATTAGTTCCATATAATGAATCACTAGAATATCCCAATGACCCAGTAGGATCATATGGAGGATTTACTAAAGGTCTGGGTTGAACTGCAAATTGAAAATCTAAACCCCACTCCATATCTGGATTAACACCAGTAGAGGGGGTTGTATATAAATTAGGATTTATAGATGGCTGGAAACCATCTTCAGTTTGTGTAAACTGATATGCTAGAGTTCCATGTGCGGCCACTTGTCCAGCCAAGAATGGTATTGCCATTACTTCTGCTGGAGACATATAAGAATCTAAAACCACTCCCCCACTAACATTAGGGTCAAGATGTATCCTATATCCACAAGTTAATCCATTAGAATCAAAGATTAATCTATATCTATAACCATCACCACCAGTAAATCCTAGACCTCCACCACTAATAGGTATTTCTGGAGGCGGAGGTGGGGTCAGTGATGATCTATTTGAATCAAATCTAGTAGTATAGCTAACATCTTTTCCTATCACATGCTCTGTCTTAGTTACTAAATATTTTCCACTAAAGACATCACCAAATAAAGGTACATCATTAAGTATTATATTCCTATATTGTCCTGCTCTAAACTCGCAATCTCCCTCAGTTAACTCTGCATTTTTACTACTAACAAATTGTAGCTGATTTTCTTCTAGTAAACTATTAGAAATTATAGTAGCAGCTTCATCATTATCTACATTCTCATAAAATGTTATCTGATTAACTGACCCAAAAATCTCATATACTATCCTTGATCCACTAACTTCTGATTGATATATTGTTGGATCATATAAGTTACTATCTACACTTATTGGTTGATTTGGATTATTTGATAGAATGGTAACGGAACTTGATAGACCCATTATATTAGACTCTACATCAAACTCTTTTAGATGCCTATAATTAGTTCTAGTCTGTTGTGTTTTGTATGGGTTGAATACAACTGTAGGAAGAGTATCAGCCATATCTTCACTACCTGAAGCCATAGAGTATAGAGACAATGCCCATACTCCTGTAGTCTCTGTAGGTTCTGTTTTCCATCTCATACCAAACTGTCTAGCTATATTCTCTAGGTATTCCAAATCAGTTTGGTTAGACTGAGAGGAAGTTTCATTGATTAAAGTATCACCATTTTCTATAGTTCCAACTACTAATGGGTCATATTCAGAAATAATCTCCTCTACAACTTGTCGTATAGTTCTATTCTGTAATACTCTCTGCTTTTCACCCTTCGATAAAGCCCCTAGATACCCAAATATATTTATAGTAGCAGTCCTTTGAGAACAAGATATACCAACACCTTTTATAAATCCTAGAGTCATAGGCTTAATTGTTTCATTATAATATCCTAATGATAGCTGAAATACAGACCCGTGCTTTAATAATTTATAGGCTTGCTTTAGCTCTGGACCCTGTTGTAGTTCTATTATAACAGAATCAAACTTTCCTAATTCTTCAGTAAAAGTTATTCTGTCAATTAAATGACGAATATTTAACTCTGCTAGAGTTTTATCACCAATTGTAAAATCATAGAAGGCTGCTCTAGTCATCAGTCCAACCAGACAATGTATAATATCCCCTATAATCAGTTATCTTTGCTATGTCGGTATCCTCTGGAATCCAAAACTTAGCTCCAGATACTATATCAGATAGAATATTTATACGAGGATTGAAATATGAGAATAAAGATAATACTCTATTATTATAAACTCCCATTGTCCTCATCAAAAATAGATCAATCCTATTTTCTTCTTGTGGTTGTATCTCACATATTCTCATTTTATACTCCTATGGATTGCTGTGCTGTTACCATTATTATATCTGGTTGTAATACAAGTCTACATTCAAGAATAGCTGGACTTCCATCAGGATATGCTGATATAATATTAGAATCTATCTCTGTCACTACTCCTGTCTTCATATATCTCCCCATCTGGAACCTTACATATGGAGGTTTATTCCAAGCCAACATTGGTCTACCTAATGATTCCAACCATTCCTCTACTTCAATCAAATCAGCAAAATCAGTATAGCTAATATTACCATCAAAATCCAAAATGGCATGAGGTGGTCCTTCATAAGAATCTACCAACACAAAATCTAATGTTATTGGTTTCTTCTTTCCTCCAGTATAATGCAATGTTGGAGATAACATACCTAAAGCATCCTTAGTTAGATAATCAATAGTTCTACCTACACTCTGTAGTTTCTCAGGAGCATACTGTAGTGATAATTCTGACACTCCCATTATTGGAAAATCATTTCCCATATGATCTAATGATTTTATCTTAAATTTCTCATACGCAGTATGATTGGTCTGAGTAAGGCCAAACAAACTTAGTAAAGCGGTAGTTGGTATATAATTAAACATTACATAACCCTTTCTGATTCTCTACGCATTCTTGCTATAAATTCATTGTATAACCTATCTGCATCATAAGGTATATTTCCAGATGATACTACCTGTAGTTGCATGTTATCTATGTTGAATATATTACCACTACTACCTCCACTATAAGGATGCTGATTACTTTGTACTACATCCTCCCCTTCATGTAGGAAAGCCCATTGGTCATGTGGTATTGAATAAGCACCAGTAGCAAAACTACCCAAAGCTCCAAATCTTCCACCAAACGGATTCCAATCCCATACAGAACCTTCTTGTGTACCTCCTACACCTGACCCACCTGCTAATCCTAACAAAGAAGCTATCTTTTCCCCTAATGCTGTAAAGAAAGCATTTATACTTTCCCATATTGACCCTAACCATCCATTCATTCTTTCTGTAGCACCAGCAAATATAGTATCAATTATAGACATAAATTGATTAAATGTGATTTGACCAGTAAGTAGTGCAATTACTGAAAATAGAATTGTCCTAAAGTTAGCAATAAATGTTACTATGTAGTCTATTGTTGAGAAAATTATACCTAATATAAATGATATTGATAATACTGCACCATATAATATTGTTGCTACAGTAGCTATTAAGGCCAATGGTACTGCTTTAATAACATTCCAAATAACAGCAAAAATTGGTTTCAATGCTTCGATTATTGGTTTTGCAGCATCAATCAAGGGTTGTATAGCTTCAAGTAATGGAGCAAATCCAGCTTTGAATGCATCCCAAAATATAATTATCGCAGCTACAATTGCAACAATAGCTGCTATTACTATTCCTACCACACCTAATACTGATAGTAATTTAGGTAGGACTACCTTAAATACTCCCCCTACTGAGGAAACAGTAGCTCCAAACATTTCAAATGCAGTAAATTTTATAGCTAATCCTGCTATTACAGCAGCTATTGTTAAAATTACACCACCAGCAGTTAAAGCCGTAGCTAATGTTGCTGCTGTCATTCCTATTGCAGCAGCTACTTCAGGATGTGCTGCCAAAAAAGTTGTTATACTCTGCAATGCCTTAACTACAAACTCTAGTACTGGTTTTAATGCTGTTACTAACCCTACTCCAATTTGTACTTTTAGTAAATCTATATTTGATTTTATTACATCCATTTGAGCATTGAAAGTTTCCATTACAGTATCATGGTATCTTTCCATATAACCTTCGGAATCAACTATCTGATCAGACATCTCTCTAAGAGCATCTACACCCATATATGTAGCATCAACTGTTTCAAACATATATCCTGCTGCTGCAAAGTATCCTGCAACTGCTCTTCTACCAAATAATGCTACTAATCCCTTATACATTGCTTCTGCTTCTGCAATATCATCAGGAATCTCTCCAAAAGCTGCTTCAAACTCTGTACCAGCTAAAGTGCCATTCTCTAAAGCTCCTTGTACTTCACCAATTATATCAATTAATGGACGCATTTGACCTGTAGCTTCATCTATATATTCTACACCTAATGAGTCCATAAATGTTCTCGCTGTTGGAGTCATACCCATTAAGGTTGTAGTCATCATTTTAACCATCATAGCTGCTCTAGATGGGCTTAAACCAGAAGTAACAAAGGCACCATATAGTGCTAGCATATCCTCTAATGACTGACCAGCAGCATTAGCAGTCATGCCAAATGTACCAAAACCCTCTTCTAGATCACTAAAATGTAATTGTGTAATAGCTACAGCCTTACCTAGCATATCTAATGTATCAGCAGCTTGCTCTGCTGGAATAGCAAAGCCGTGCATAACTTTGGTAAGAGTAGAAGACGCTTCTGCCATACTTAATTCTCTAGTATCTGCTAATAAAATACTAGCATTTAACATACTAATAACATCATCGCCTTGATAACCAGCAGAGGCTATCTCATACATACCAGTAGCTATCTCTTGTGCAGTTGATCTAGATGTAGAAGCTAACCTCATAGCTTCTGCATTATACATATCCATTTCTTCTATAGGTTGGTCTAAAATACCTGCTAATCTAGCTAACTCATGTTCATAATCAGCATATACTTGGACATTGCTCATTACTCCATGCAATGCTGATATACCAGCAGATAAAGCTAAGACAGAGGCCAATGCTAATCCGGCAAATACACCCACATTACTTAGTCCTTTACCTGCTGTGTACAGGGATTTAAGTCCCCTTTCAGCAGCTCTAATAGAGCCTAGTCCCTGCGCCATAAAGGACAGGACTACACCAATACCCATTGTTGTAGCTAGATTAGCCATTCATACCTCCTATTAAATATACTATGTCGAGGTATTCCTGTGACCCCTTTTACCAGAAAGAGCTTTAGCTACTCCTGCTGCTACTATATTAACTGCTAGTTCTGACATATTCTTTATCGTCTCTGTTATAACTCTATTACATGCTTTATACTCAATCATTGCTTCCTTTACAGACATAGCATTTATTCTATCATCCTTAGTCATTACATCAAATTTGATACTCTCTAAGCCAGACCAATCTATCTCTTTATTTTTTATCTCATCAATAGACAATGCTAGGCTACTTAGTTTAGATATAACTAAGTAGCCTAGCAACGCAATCTCCATTATTAAGATTATTAGTAAGAAAATCATAAGAACAATCTAAGGAAGACTCGTACTTCCTCTACTTGATCTACAATTCTATCTAACTCTCTTCGCTCTCTGGTTCTTCTATCGTCTGTCCTGGTATCCTTAAAAAATCTTTAGGGTCTTCCTCCTCTAGATCATTTACTACCTTGAAGGCTCTAGCTACCCTATTGAAATCCTTTGGTTTTACATCTCTACGCTTAATATTAGCTAGATAGACATTTAGAATATTATCTGAATCTGGATAAACAGGTTCAGACATAACACCATTTTCTAATCTACATCCGTCACAAGATAAAACCCTAATCATCTTTAGCATAGCTTCAAGGGTGGCATTGCTATCATCATCTGTTAAACCACGAATAGATAGAATATCATCCATCCCTGCTAGACGAATATATACTCTAGGAAACCATAGTTCTTCATCTGAATACTTGATAGGAACACCTTTGGTAAGTTCTACACAAGACCATTCATTCTTGACTACTTCTGCTGTCAACTTTTCTGCCATTTTAGTCTCCTATTCTTTCAATTTTAGAGGGGGCCATTTGGCCCCCTCTATTCACTTTATTTACTAAGATAGAGCTACACCATCATTAGACATAACTCTCCATGCAAGAGTTCCACCAGTAGTTGTTATAGACTGGAGCATAATCCAATCTCCAACAGCACCAAAAGTCATAACTGTATTACCAGCCTGATTAATAGCACTATCTACAGTTATAACTCTATCCCCTACTGCATGTACTGTACAATATAATGAAACAAGTAATCCTGTAGTAGCAGGAATAGCCATAGTATTTGTTTCAGCAGCAGCAGTAGCAATCTGATACTGACCAGAAACATTAACTGGAACGGCAGCACCAGCAGCAATTAACCCTCTATCAGTTAGAAGGTTTGGAGCGTTAGCAATTCTAAAAGCTGTATTTAGTGGTACCTCAGTTAAGTCTACATCAGCATCAGGAATTGTAATTGTCCTATTACCACCAAGAGTGGCAGGAGCCTGAATTATGACCTTACTAGACCCACCACCAGTAGACTCTAGAAGCTCAATTTTACCTCCAGCAATAGCAGTTTCCCTAGTAAGCATTGCAGTCTTTGTGGTAGCAGCAGCAGCCTCTACACCCAGGCTATAAAGCTCATCATCAATGGTCTGCATATTACCACCGTCATGCTGAGTATTCCAATCAGTACCCGGAACCTCTACTAGATATGTTAGTGCCATATCAATACACCTAACCTTTCAGCATATCTAAAACCATACCAAGTTGACCAAATGTAGTAGGTCTTTCATAACTTTCACAACTAAGTACACACTTCAATATACTAATACCATCATCTGAATCTGCATCAAATTGTGGAAATGTCAAATCTACTAAAGAACAATTCCAAAGATTGTATCGTCTAACTTCTATCAACTGACCTCCAAGTAAGGGAACACCTTTTGGTAATCTCTGTAATTGAATAATTGATACATTCTTTCTTGGTGATTTCTGACCTTTTATATATTCAGCTATGTCATAAAACCATTCCTCTAAACCACCTTGAAAAGAAAACCCCTGCTCTAAAGTTACATTACCTACTTGCCTTTGATAGATATCAATTTTATCTGCTACTGTTTTGTTTACCTGTTTTATCTCATATTGTGTAATTCTATCATGCAAGCCTTGACAAGAAGCAAATCCTGAATCAACTATCCCATCTACTTCTACAGCAAAGTTACATAACATTGGATAGTCAATTCTTATCACATTAGACAGTACACCGGATAGGTAGGAGAAGCCTAGCCCTCCTATGACTCCTCCTACACTATCCCATACATTCCCAATATCCATATTACTCTAGATCGTCAAACCATTCATAAGCAATTGTAAGAGTAATTACAGCTACACCATCTTCTGAATCTGCATCACCCTTGCTATGTTGTATTTCAGATGGGAATGCCTCATAAAGACGGATAGATGGTGTCTGCTCTTCTCTTAGGTGATCTAATCTTATAATTTCTACAGTCTTTCTCTCCCCGGATTCCATCCACTCTTGTAGTGCTGTGTCATCAGCGAATAGACCTCTTTCAAGAGTTATATCATCGTAATTTCTCAAGCCTCTCTGCTTGCGCCTATAGTTAGGATCATTACCATTACGATACTTGGCTACCGCATCTTTTCTCCCTGGTTCAGAGCATTTAGAGAATCCCATAGTAGGCATTCCCTCAATCTCCACTAGGAAGTTTGCCTCTAGTAAAGGATCAAGCCCCGGTCTTTGCTTGTGAATTTCAGCCATTTATCATCACCCCTTATACTGCTTCAACTTCAACTCCACCATCCCAAAGACCGAATCTAAACTCGATCTCCTCAATGGTGTTTACTACACAATAACCCATCTGGATTACTATCTTAGGATCACTCATACTGTTATTAGTTTCATCACAAGTTACATACCAAGGTTGAGCATTGGCATCTAGATAGTGTTCAAATGCTCCATTAGGCTTCTTTCTACGATCATACTTCATCATATAACCATCAATAGACTTACGAACCTTACCCCATGTGGTTCTACTCTGAACCCCAAAAGGTAGCCATGTCTTTAGGTTATTGACAATTGATCTTACAGTTCTATCAGAAACTAGAGTCTTATGAATATGCTGCCAATCAACATCTGTAGTTCTTGCTCTAGCTCCATAAGGCCTATAACCAGATATCCTCATTATAGGATTTATATTAGCTTCTACTAGAAGTTCATACTCTGCATCAGAGCATTCATACTCGATACAGCTTGAATTAGGTGGGCAAGCTACATCTCTTAGAACAACATTAGCAGGGGCAGCGTGCATTCCTTCAGGACCAGCATCCATTGAATCATAAACACCAATCATGTGTCCTGTTACTGGAACCCACTTATAGCTACCTGATACTGGATCAGATAGTCTAACCCAAGGCCAATATTCAGCAGCCCTTGTACTATCAATACCATCAGAAGCAATGGCAGTAAGTAATGTAGTTGGAATTAAGCCATACTCCGCTGAGAATAGATATACAAGCTGCTTGGCGGTAGCTAGTCTAGCCTCTGCATAAGCAATCATAGCAGTATCAATAGCTAAGGTTGAATCAACACCAGAATCATCTACTGCTATAGGGGAATCTGGACACCAGAATTTGTTAGGTCTTGAAGTTACTGGCATATCATCAATAGCATATACACCTGTCTTAGATGCCTCTACACCTAGATATTCATCCTTAGTAGGAGCATCACTAATGCCACCAGCCATTGTAAGAGTTAGCCCTGATGTACCAACAAGAGCTAGTAATGCAGAACCATCATGGTCAGCACCTAAAACCTTAAACGCTATATTGACTGCTGTGCCATTGAAATTTTCTGATACCTTGATATGAGTATTATCAGTAACCTCTGTTACTTCTACTACCTTAATATCAGAGGCAGTAGTGCTAGAAGTTATAACTACTATATCACCAACCTCTACTTCGTCATCAACAAATGTTGATCCAGCAGAAGTTAGAATATTAACACCAATTGAACTAGCTCCATCAGCAGCACTAATTAGTACCTTTTCAGGAGCCATTGTAGTTCTAACCCACCTTGACTCAGCAGCTATTCTAGTATCAAAGAAATCTGCATCATCCTTTGCTGGATTAAGATTCCTAAATGTTTCTAGTGTTCTTGTAATCCCATCACCATCAAGAACCTTTAGAACTGCCTTTAGGGTTACTCCATCATTCTCTTTGGTAACTGTCATATACATATAGTTACCACGACTACCGGGAGATAGAGTTTCTATATTAGCATGTCCATATTCACCATCAGTACCATAAATAGCATAGATGATATTAGTCTGTGATGCTGTCCATGTTGCATCTATGGTCAGACCAGTTTGAGAATTAACTTCTGTAATCTCATAAGCTCCAGCATTAGCTCCATTATAGATTACAAGAGTATCACCGGGAATAACTTTACTAGTTACTAATGTAATAGGATCAAGTGTATTAGCATCAGCAAAAGTATGACCACCTACAGTTACAGCACCTTGACCAGAAAGGAATGTCCTAGCAAGTGTAGTTACGGCACTTAAACCAGTAGAACCATAAGTAGCTGTTACTAACGCTCCAGATAGAGCCTGCCCACCAGCTAAACTAGCAAGGGGGGAAACACCAATATTACCAGCACCAGTTCCAGTTAGATAGCATCTAATGCCACCAGCTAGAAGGTTAATATCTGTTACTGCTGTGGCTGCTGTTACTGCTACACCAGCTAGGTCAATAGTAAGTGTATATCCGTCTGCTGAGAAACTATAAGTAGCTGGTCCTCCACCTCCACTATCTATAATTCTTACAGCATAGGAGTTTCCACCAGTACCGGGAGTGTTAGCGTAGAAGCAAATACTATCGTCAGCGTTAGTACCAATAATTAGATGTGAATGACCATTAATAACTGTTGAACATACTTTTGCGCTCTTCTTCCAAGCACTTGTCTTGGCTAAAACTAGTGAGATATCATAATCGTTAGCTACTGAAACAGTAGTGATATCATCTGTTGGAGCATTTGTAATAGTTATATTATCTAATGCACCATTTACTCCTCTAGTATTAGCTAAAAGGTGTAAGGCTGCTGCGGCTGCACCATGAGTAAGCTGTGCCTTAGATTGGTCTAACTTATAACCATCTGCACCTTTAGCACACTTAGCATCTGGACCTACAAGACGAATACCAGCAATAGTCCTAGCACCATTATTATAAGCTGCTCTTACCTGATAGTTAGCAGAACTATCACTGATATAATAACCAAACTCTTCAACCCACTGTCCAAATCCTGTAGAGAAGAATGGCTTATTAGGTATTCCTCTATCAGTATGAACAAGTGCTGCTGAAATACCAGTAGAAATACCTGCTACTGGCTTATCACCCTGCATTTGCTGAATTTTAAAACCGGCCATTAGCTATCCTCCTTCATTGTCTTACGAACCTTCTTATCGCTCTTAGGTATTTCTACAACTCTATTTATAATATCTAACGTAGGTAACTCCTTGACAGTAAACTTGATTAGTCCCCTCTCCTTGTAGAGTTCCAATCTAGTCATATCAACAAATTCTGAAACACCATTAGGAATTACAATACTCTTACCACTCTTCACAATACTTCCCACCCTTGCTAATCTATCATAGGGTGCGCTCATAGAATAAGGAATCTTAAATGGGCTATTACTTATATTAGTAATGTATATAGCAAACATACTCCTCCTACCTAACTAAAATTCTCTCACCAAATGGATGATATCTATTAATTCCAGTTACACCAGTTAGTGTGTATGGTGTTTTCCCTGTATAAGTGAACATACTCCCATCCTCAAATACCCCTACACCAGATAGAGGCAAACGAACTGTACTCTCTACTACATATACTATTATCGAGGATTCAGAAACCGTTTGTGATAGAGTCATTGGCGTATAAAATCCAGTGGAACCCATATCAGTAAATGTTACTGGAGTCTCAGGATCAATCAGCCTTACCTTCTTATATTCTAGTAACTCAATATTTACCCATGCATCAACTGGATAAACCCTTATTCTACTAGAATCCTCTGAAGCATAATCTGTAGGCTCTCTCCAATACAAGACTACTCTATCATACTGTTCTGCATCTGGATAAATCTTAGCATTAACCTCACATAAAGTTCTAGTCAATCTCAGCATAAATGTCTGCATTATCAGATCATTGTCTGGATCACCAGCTATTGTGTGGATAGGAAACCTTAACTTTCCATGAATAGGCTCTGGAAACTCCTTAGCTTCTAGATTTGCATAATCAAAATCTCTATATAAAGGTCTATTAGTAGTCAATATTCTAAATGGTAAAACTTCTGGCTGCATAATCACTATAGAGGGAGTAGAAAACTCTACTAACTCTGGATCATCTAGTGCATTATTTACAGGAGTTATATCCCTGTATGTCTCCACAGGCACTAGTTTGCCATTCAAATCTTTAGGCAAACGAGCCTCTATAGCCTTTTTCAAAGCCTGAGAGATTGCTATTAATTGTGGATATCTTATCTCTACTTCACTATACATTATTTTAAAGCCGCCAAATCAGCTAAAGTAGTAACACCAACCATAGAATCTAATGCATATATTTCTCTAACTGCATCTGATACTCCATCATACATCTCTGCCTGAAACTTGGATTGATACTTATTCAAAGCTGGTGTAAAGAAATCTCTACTTGGTACTCTTGTAGTTAATGATTTATTACCAAAAGGATGCACCACATATCCACCCTCTCTAGTATTTATATCTGTTACACCATAAATAGTAATTGGCTTCTGATGCAACCTAGTCATTAGCTTACCATATTTTGTTCTCTTATCAGTCCTATGTAGTTTAGATGATCTTGGAACACCAATAAAGTAAGCAACTTCATTATTAGCTATTCTTCTTGAACTAACTTCTTTTGTTGTTATTGCTTTTACAACCTGTTCAGACATTACCATAGGAGTTTTGCTACCACCAGCAGGCACTTTATTTCTTCTAGTAGACAATGTTCCATTCCAAGCAGCTATTGTCCATGCGCTATTTGGTTCTAGACCATATTCATTAGTAAGAACTCCAACCTTCATTCTTATTTTTAATTCATTGGCACAGTCCTCTAAACGCTCCTGCATCATCTTAGTTACAAGAGTGTAGTCTATACCACCCATTAATGTCTGTATCCTATATATATTTCCTATAAAGCTAACTGAGGTCGTAAACATTATGCTCTACCACTCTTTCAACAATCATATCTCCAACCTCAGAACCCCTATCTTCAACTGTGCTTTCCTCTGTTGGTAAATTGGCTTCTGGATAATCCTCTTCAAAGTAAACATACCAGAGTCTAAAATCACCATTCAGAGGACTTCTAGGTCTAGCCTCAACTACCTTCAACCACCTATCTTTCCATTCCCCTTGCACCTTTAGCTTAAACCTATAATTTACCCAAGAACTACCATCAGGTGATGGTGATATTCCAGCCTGTTTCAACGAATGTGCAGCCATGACGATGTATCCTAGAGAACGCATATATCCTAGACTTTCACGCATTCTTATATCTTCAGCATTAAAGAAATAAGGTTGTGCTTTTGTAGTCTTTAGAAGAGTATATGCATCTTCTCTATTCTTATATTTATTCCTCCATTCATGCTTTTCAGCAGTAGTAGGAATACTATATATCATAGCTGGAATACCATTTATTTTTGGTAGCATTATATCCATCCACCTGATATTGAGTCGTCATTTAGTCGGTACATAAATAGTATCTTATCAATATCTGGAACACCAGTTACACCATAGATGTATGGTGCTGTACTAAACTTATACATCCACTTATCTGTCTGCTCCTGTATTAATCTATGACGACTAAAATTAGACTCCCATTCACTATCTCCAACACTAGGTTCTAGGAGTAGAATCACTATCTTTGATACAGCAGTCATCAAATCTGAAGGAGGTAATCCTGTATCTGGATCAACCAATCCAAAGTCTCCTACTACTGTGATGTTCTGGTATCCAACTGGAAATACCTCTGCTGTATTTACTATCATAGGTTTCTTACTATCTTTTGGATACCTACGATTGTAAACCTTTATATCCGTCATTGAATAGGCACCATAAGTTTCTTCAGTTACAGATGATACTGAAATAATAGGATAAGGAAGTATCAATTCTTTGTAACCAGAGCCATCCATATATAATGTTAGGCTTCTTCTCTCAAAGAATTGGTTACAAAATGTTTCTACAAACTTCCATGCATCCTCTTCTGCTGATAGTAGAGTCTCATCTGAAACATAATCATCAGCTAGTCCACCATCACGATATACATGAAGAGGAATCACATTCATTTGTTACTCCTTATTTGGTGCTATTAGCTCTTCCACCTTAGAATGAAGTGTCTTTCTAGGGTCATCAGCTATAAAAGCCTTGACATATTTTACTTTATCTTCCCATGAAAGATTAGTGTCTTCGCTCACAAGAAATTCTGTTATAGCATCTATAGCAGAATTAACGGTATCAAGTGCCTCTGAGTATAGGTAAGTTGATACAGCATTCTTCTCTACATCGTTAGCTAGTTCCTCTATCTTTTCCTTTGATACCGCAATAGCTAATTCTGCATCTTTCTCACTATTTGATTTAGCAAACTTAATGGGTTTTGGTTCTTCTGGCTTATACCCAGGAAGAATATCTTTGATACTTATTACATTACTAGGCTTTGGGCCTTTTGGTGCATCAGCATCTACTCTCTTTAGGAGACTACCATTCTGAGGTAGACAATAAGCATCCATAGAGGATTCATCACCAATAGTCAAAGCACCATAAATCTCATCTTTTACAAATGTATAGATATGACCTGATAGACCTTTGAATGTAAAACTCTCTGGACCGTTTAGACTATACTGTTTCATTCTATTTTGCTTCTCCCCTCAATAAAGGAGGGGGTAGAACCCGCCCACCCCCTCCATTCTACCTAATGATTTTTACTTTACCTTTAGGTTATCAACACGAACACAAGCACCGGGATGACGAATTATGAAGTCAGCTTCATTATACATAGTGTATTCCCACTTGTCAGTACGAGGCTTGTACTCAAAGCTAATCCTTGGACCCTTACGAATAACTACAACGAAGTTCTTAGGATCAGTTAGCCACATATAAGAACCCATAGGTACAGTATTAGCACCAGCAGCCTTACCAGCATAAGGCGCACCACCACCAGTCATACCAACAGTAGCATAGATACTATTAGCAACTGCCTGAACATCAACATTAGAAGTAGCACCAGTAAGTGTAGCTGTTACTCTTAGATGACCATTACCATCAGTATCAAATACTTCTGGCTCACCAGCAGTAACCATAGCAGCATTAAGGAAAGCGGCCAGTTCAGTAGCTTCATACACACCAGCAGTAATAGTAATAGTAGTAGCTACACCAGCAACACCACCAACTGTAACCTGAACCTTGAATGTGTCATTAACACCAGTAGTAACAATGAATGGTCCCGCAATAGTACCCTTGTGAGTACCCTTTGTAGCAGAAGTATAACTAACAGTTAGATCATCCTGAATCTCATTTACTGCTACAATTGGAATACCCAATGGTCTAATAGCAGCACCAGCTACAGCAGCATCTCCACCAGATGTAGCTCTAGCACCTAGAACCTCTAGCCAATCAACCTCAATAGAACCATTCATCATCCAACGAAGAGCAGACTTGTTCATTCTGTATTCATTAGGAAGACGCTTATAAGCTGCATGATAGATTGAACTAGAAATCTCTGCACCCTCTGCATCAACAATATGGCAGTTATTAGATAGCTTGTAGAAACCATCATTGCTCCGATAGAGTGGGTGAGCAGATAGTATATCACCACGAACTGCTAGCTTACTAAGGTCATTACCAAAGGCTTTACCAAAAGTTGACATTAGTGTAGTCTTGAAACCTTCACCCTCGATGTTATTAACTAGAAATTCAGTAGAAACATCAGCAGCAGTACGAATCTTCTTGCAATCAAAGTTAATCTCACCGAAAATTGGCTTTGCAGTATTTCCTGAGTCAGTAGCTTCAGTAGCAGCCTCAGAAATAACCTCACCAATAAATAGACGAGGAATATTACCCTTGCTCTGATTTACATACTTAATCTCTGCATTAGCTAGAAGATCAGAAGAACCACGAATAAACTGGTCAAACTGCTTCTCCTGCTCTGGATTTAGCTCTCCACCATTAAGATAGTCAGCGGTTGTAATGGCAGTCTTAATCCTCATGTAATCATTAAACTTGGACTTATCTACCATCTGATCCTTGACTTCTCGGTCTTTCTCTGTAATCTCCATTATATCAATCTCCTTTACCAAATTGATTTACTAACTACGGGTACATCTACCTTTGATTTATCAACACCATCAGCCGCCTTGGATTCAGGGGCCATGTTTTCAATAACATCCATACGCTCACTTAAAGATTTCTTAACCTCTTCAAAAGAAGTTGAGAGAGAATCAATACTAGAAATCTTCTCTGTAATAGGAGCTAGAGCATCAATCTTAGTAGAAACTTCTGCCATCTTAGATGTAAAATCAGCAGAAACCTCTTCCATCTTTTCTACTAGTTCTAGTCTTGATTTCTCTAGAATCTCAGTAGCCTTTGCCTCTAGCATTTCAGCAGCCTTAGCAACTACATCATCCATAGTTAGAGAAGGAACTACTTCAGGTACAGGTTCGGTCTTTACAACCTCTTCCTCTATCTTGGCAATACCAAGACTCTTTTTAACCTCTTCTACGCTTTCTTCTGGAAGAGCTTCTAGGATACCCTTTAGCTCTTCTGCCAATGATTTAGCCTTATCTAGATTTTCCATGCGATCTATATCTCCCTCCTTAAATAAACTGTAAATTGCTTTCCCAATAATATTATATACTCTTTCGAGGGTATTTTTTTGTGGTTTATTTTCAGAAGTTATATCTTTGGTCACAATGCCCTCCCTTTTAGACCTCTCTATTGCCCACTCCTTAGATTTACTCTGGTATTCCTTAGAGGATAAAGATTTAGCTATTGCAGACAAGAAACCAGTTCTAGGATTTGCAGCCCAACCTTCTCTTGTGCAAGCTACATGGTCAAGAATAAACCCCTTTATTACTCCAATCCACTCCATTATTTTATTACCATCTTCATCAGTAAACGCTACTTCTTCCCAATCATAACCATCTTCACCATCAATCCATCCACCAACAGATAGTTGCTTATCGCATACCCCTCTTGCCACATCATCATAAAGCTCTTGTGCCATTGCATATGACATCTTTAGTTTTATATCACAAACAAACTCGTAGAATCCAGTATCTACATTTCTATTTATAAAACCATCAACTAGATACCCAATGCCAAATGTAGACCAATGAGTTTCTAGCAGGTCAACTAAACCTTCCTCTGGCTTATTCTCCTTAGTCATCTTAGCATATCTAGTCATATCTTCCAAAGCACTAAGAGCCATTCTTTCCTGATACCAGTCAATACCAGTATCAGATGCTACAGCTATCACATGCTTGTCACCGGCTTTATCTACATAAGCCTTTACTACCTTAACTGGAAACTCGAATGATCTTTTAATCATACTATCTATCCCTTGTAACATAAATTGTTAGGTTTCCATTTTTAGCTACAGCATCTTTAGCCTTAAACCTAACTCTATAAAACCCATAAGGATAAGACTTTAGAGAATAAGTTAGTACATCTGAAGCTGTCATCTCTAAGGTCCAAGGAGTTAATGGACTTGCACCAACAGCAGCAGTATCAGATAGTGTTCCCCAATTAGCATCTGCAATATCATTACGCTCTATTGTAATTTCTATTCCTGCCTCAGTATCTTTTACATATTTAAAAGTTAGAAGTACCTCATTGGTATTTTCTACAATAGAAAACTGATCTGAGAGTTGTTCTGTATTTGATACAACTGTAACAGGACATATAACTTCTCTCATTTAACCTCCTTCTGGCTAGGCCATCTCTACCCTTATATACTCCGCAGAGGGGTCAAAACTAGGCCAATTTTCTGCAAGCCCTGTCATACCAATGCAAGTCATTGTGTATCAACAACTTAGCATCAAATAGTCTTAGATAATCTTCACAGGAGAGTGTGGCGCATCACTAATGACTCCTCCTCAAGCACCTGAGAAGGTGCTTTCTGCTCGGGAGTGAAACGACCTAGAGCAGTCCCTGAAAATACAAACCCTTGGAATAATTCCCTACTGGTTTGGTAGGGATTCCAAGTTATTTACTCTATACTTCGTATAGAGTAAATAGACTAGCTACAGTTGTCATTAATAATCATAAAATTTTTAAACTTGGTCGTACTGGACCACGCTGTACGCGACCACCGTGTCCAAATGTATAATGGTGTACACGCGCGCGCGCGAAGGTAAGTCACTTATATAATACCTATAGTAGCCCGGGGAATAACCTACCTGTCTAGTAGGGAATTGTAACCTATTGGTAGCACAACATTTACAGGGGTGCCTGTTTTGGGTTGGAGAGGTGTCAAAACCAAACGCTTTGACGGGGGTCGTTTTGAGTATATAGTATGTCACCCCACGGAGCGGACCAACAGGCCAGGGTTGACAGCGGGTTGGGCAGGGATTATGTTCGTCGGGTATCCAAGGGATTCATAGTTTGGAAAGGGAGTGGATTTGCTACCATTTTGGACACAACCAGAGAATAAAAGAAAACTTAAGAGTCTTCTAGAAAAAGGGTATTCACCATACACTTCTCCTGATAAGTTTGTAAGTGAGTTTCCATCTAAATCCCTAGAGGCTATATCTAGGGCTGTTCGTAGATATTTTGGCAACATCAAATCACCAGAATTATCCACCGATGACAAAATTGATAGGGATAAAACAGTCCTGAAGTTAGCATCTGAGGTAAAGGAAATCCGTGGGCTATACAATCACCTTTTGAGCCGAGAGAATATAGCAGATAGGTTAGTAGATGCTTTTCAACTAGCAATGGATAGGAGAGGATTACCTACAGTTCCAATTCCTAATATTATCACCTCAAAGACTAGAAAGCCTTTAGTTGCGGTATGTGATGTTTCAGATATTCACCATTCTGAAGTAGTGTTACCAGAATCTACTTTAGGATTAGGTGATTTTGATACACAGATGTCTAGAGCTAGGTTAGCATTTATGGCTGAAAAATGTATGATGATTGTAAAAGAGATTATTGGACATTCAGTAGATGAGATGGATGTTCATATCCTTGGTGATATTGTTACAGGAATGATACATGATGAGCTGGCTAGAAATGCAGAGATGCTAATTGCTGATGCAGTTTGTGATGTTGCTATTGCCTTATCCCTTATGATTCTTGATTTTGCTCGTAATTTCAAGATAGTTAAGGTTAGGTGTGTAAGTGGTAATCATGGACGATTTAGTAAGAAGCCTGCCTCTAAGGAAGATGCTATAAATAATTGGGATTATATTGTTTACCAATTTATGAGTGTGTTACTTTCAAATCAAAGTAATGTTTTCTTTGAGATTCCTAGAAGTTTTTGGCATCTAGCAGATGTGAATGGTTTTGGCAGCTTGCTAATGCATGGACAATTTATTAAATCTTGGGGTGGAATGCCTTATTATGGAATCTTTAGGACAGCAACTAATCTCACTGATTTAATAAATGTCAACCTTCGTAGAAAGCTAATAGATAGGCAAGAGGTAGAAGTCCTAGAGATTATGAATGTGAAAGACCCAAATCTACTGGATTTCAAGTATATTGAAATGGGTCACTTTCATAGTGCTGCAATACTAAACAAATCAAGTGTGGAGATTATTATGAATGGTAGTGTTGTTGGTAATGGTGAATTTAATATCTTCAATATGACTAATGGTCAAGACCCTAAACAATGGCTGCTTCTAGCACATCCTGACGAGGGTTATACTGGAAGATACCCTATCAATCTTTCTGGAGCCACTAGAGATATGGGAGATAGATATTCATCAACTAGAGATTTGTCTATGGGTAGTAGGTTTATGGAATCAATGAATAAAATTATTGAAGGGAGCTAACAATGGAGCTAACAAACAAGTATGTAGAAAACAAAGGAACAATTTATCTAAGAGATGATCCAAAGTCTAGATCTAATAAGGGTGGAAAGCCAATCATTATGTTTGAGGGTTGTGAAATATCAAGAGCTAATTCAGCTTGGGTACAGAAAGCTTTTCAAGATGGTAAGGTTGGTGAATATAGAACAGAGTTTGTTTTATATCGTTCTGATTCAAAGTATTATATCAATGTTTTAGGAACAAGTAGAAATGCAGATGACCAAACATTCTCTAGAGTTGTGGAGTTTATCACACCACAGCAATGTATGGAGATTCTTGAAAGCAAAGAGGATAATAGAATCTATATGTCTGAACCAATCGTAGCACTCCTATTAGATGCTGCTAGATCAGACCTTCTTGATAAGACAGAAAGAGATACATGGCTTAGGCTTATGGCCTATTCGGAGCAATAAGATGAAGGTAGAAATATTAGCAACTAATCCAAGATTAGCAGAATGGGATAAATCATTTAGAGGGAAAAATATAGTAACTCTACAAAAAATTCTTCATTCCTCATTTGGAGAAGAGACATATTTGCACCCCTCTGCTGTATTTCTTTATGCTAATGATGAATTTAGTTTATTCCAAGTGATAAAGGATAGACCTAGACAATTATCAGAGATTGATAAAGAGATAAAAAGTGTCATAACCAATGCTAATGAACCAGTAGACATTGATATTTCATTTTATAAGAATTTAGTATCAGTTTGTTTCTTATCAGATCAAGAAAAAGAGTTCTATTTCTCTTATAGAAGAATTGAGTTCTCAACAGTAGGTGATTCAGTGATTTGTGTAATAAAGGATGGTAATGGACCTTCTTTCTAGGTTTATTTACCTAGTAGGAATTCTCTATTCCATCTTTGTTCCTAATAATTTGGAAGACTACGGCTTTAGTCCGAATATTCCAGTAAAGGTATCATGGTATGGTGAACCTTTTCATGGAAGAAGAACAGCGAATGGAGAGATATATGACATGACTAAGTTTACTTGTGCTTCTCCTAGACTGCCTTTTAATTGTCTAGTAACTATTAGACATGGATATGAATACATAACTGTTAGGGTAAATGATAGAGGCCCATATGCAGTAGACAGTCTAGGACAAGTAGAGTATCCACTAAGACAACATCCTACAAGAAGAATGGATTTATCTATGGCTGCATTTAAGAGTATTACTGGAAATTTAGAAATGGGTATTGCAGAAGTAACAATAATATCAATTATAGAAAGGTAAACAAATGGAAGTATCAGATGAGATAAAGACTGAAATTGTTAAAATATTAAGTCCTATAGAAGTTAAAAGTATTGGTATTATAGAAATTACTGATATGAATATTCCAGTAATTTTTGTCAATGTTGATACAAGCCCTACTGATCTAGAGAATACAGTGAATGCTATAGCAAACTACAAACTAAATGATATTAGTGATAGACTCTCTAAGCCAATTGTTCTAGTGAATTGGAGGGATGATAATGAGCGTTATTAAGTACATATTAGAAAAGTTAGCACCAGTGTTACTTCCTATACTGGCTATAGCATTAATCTACTATCAGCATGAAAAGATTAGTGACCTTAATGATCAACTAGAGATTATTACTGCCAATTCAGAGAATTTATCAGAAGCCTCTGCATCTCTACTAGCAGAACAGGAGATATTCAAACTACAGATGGAACAGGACTACCTAGTTATGGTCAGTAGGATTGATTCTCTACAAGTTGATGTTAATAGCATCTATATACCACCAGAAGGTTCGTATCAAGTTATTATGGAGCAGGATTCTGCACTACTTCCAGTAATAGATTCTCTATGGGCTGAAGTAATCAAAGCTATTGCGGAGAATGATACTGTAGCTGTTGGAAATCTACACGAACAGTTGCAGAATTTCTATAATAGTCTTTATACCCATAAGGTAGTAACTGAAACAAGTGGATTTTGTCTTACTCCTGCTATTGGTGGTGGTATAGATGATGATGCTACTTTTGATGTAGATTTAGGTGCTAGACTATTCTATCTGAATAGATTTGGTGCTGGTTTATCTGCTGGTACTACACCATTAGCAGATGAAAGGGATATAAGGGCTGATCTTTTTGTTGATTATAGAATACCTAAACTTGACAACCTAGCTCCTAAGATTTATGGCGGATACGGACTAATATCTGAAGATTGGGAAATTGGGTTAGGTGTTAATTTCCTACTAAGATGATATACTTTGTCAGTTTTATTCCTAACCAAGATATTCTTACTAATAGGAGTAAAGGAACATTATATTTAGAATCTTCTACTGGAAGAGGAATTTATAGAAACTATGATATATCATCTCATGTATATGATGCTATAAAGAGTCTTAAGGTTGTATATTTTGGAGACTTGGATTTTAAAGAACTAACTGATATTATGACAAGACGCATTGAAGGTGGAGATTACTACGAATTAATACGATTAGATAAAGTAGAAACTTACTAATTTGATAGGAGAAAGAAATGATTAAGGAAACAGAGCAGAAGGAGAACTTTTCTACTGGCAGTATTAGAAATTCTAGAGAAGGAAAAGGTAGATTTGACCTAATCGCTAATAGGGCTGGCGCAGTGTTTACTATCTATGATCGTCGCCTTTTTGATTCCAAAGATAATGATCCAATAGAAGCATTCCAACATGTATTGGATTATATTGCATACGGTGATATAACATCATTGAAGTATGCTTTTGAGATTGTAGCTATAGAGATGGATAGAAGGGATGGTAAGTACCTCTCATATCTACATAGACTAGCAAAGCATTATGAAGATGGAGCTAAGATTTATGCCCCTAGAAATTGGGAAATGGGCCAAGAAGTGAGTAGATATCTTGATTCTGCACTTCGGCATCTAACTCAATTTATTAGTGGTGATATTGATGAGGATCACGGAGCAGCATTCTTGTGGAACGATATCGCTGTACCACATATGCTAACTTTGGTTGATGATGGCATTTTACCTGAAGGTATAAATGATCTTCCTATTTATCCAATTAATGCTCCAGTTATTAAGGAGACTGTATGACTTGTATTGTAGCTAGTAAGATTGGTAAAGATGGTCTAATTATTGGCTCAGACAATATTGGGTCACGGATTGATGGATTTATAATGCCTAGAAATGATAAGAAGATTTTTGAGAAAGATACATTGAATGGTTCACATATTGTATTTACATTTTCAGATAGTTTCAGAGTTATACAAATATTAGAGTCTTTCTTAGAGTTGCCTAGTGATGAAGGTATAGAGCCATTAACTTATATAAAAGAGCATGTCATTACTAATATGATAGAAGTATTAAGTAATAATAACTATAATACTATGGAAACTAATTTTGAGGGAATGATACTATATAAGAATAATATATACTATGTTGGTGATGATTTTCAAGTTGACGTTTGTGATGACTATTATGCGATTGGTATAGGAATGCAACTGGCTCTTGGTTCTCTATATACTTCAAAGGCTTTAGGTACTTCATCAGAAGTATCAGTAAATTTAGCTCTTGAAGTAGCCGAAAAGCATAATGGATTTGTCAGACGACCTTGGGATATTAGGCAGGTACAATGAGAATAAGTAACGAAACATATCTAGATTATTGCGATGTACTAATCTCTCCACAGAGATCATCACTTGATTCTAGAAAAGAGGTGCATCTTAGGAGGGCTTTTACTTTTAAGCATACACCTATGTATCAATTAGAGTGCACACCAATTATAGCAGCTAATATGGATACAACTGGCTCTATAAAAATGTCTTTTGCGTTAGAAAGCCAAAATTGCTTAACAGCATTAAGTAAGCATTTATCTAATACAGATTATTGTAGAAGTCTTCGGACACATACTTTTTATACTATTGGAACATCTGATGGAGACTTAGAGAAGTTAAGAAACCTACTAGAAGATGGTATTGAACCTACTATGATTTGTATTGATGTAGCCAATGGTTACACAAAGCATTTTACTGATTTTGTTTCAAAGATTAGAGAAATCGCCAATTTAGCAATAATAATGGCGGGAAATGTAGTGACACCTAATATGGTAGAAGAGTTGTTACTTGTTGGGGCGGATATAGTTAAAGTAGGGCTTGGGTCCGGCGCAAATTGTCTTACAAGGGTAGTAACAGGAGTAGGTATTCCACAACTATCTGCTATTGATGAATGTGCATTCGCGGCTCATGGATTAGGTGGATATATTTGTGCTGATGGTGGGATTACTTGTTCAGGAGATGTATGTAAGGCTCTTTGTGCTGGTGCTGATTTTGTTATGATTGGAGGTATGTTTGCTGGAACAGAAGAATGCGATGGAGTTTGGGATATAAAAGATGGTGTAAGATACCTTAGACATCATGGTTCAGCATCTAAAGAAGCACAAGAACTTCATAATGGTGGATTGGCAGACTATAGGGCCAGTGAAGGTAAAGAAGTATTAATCCCCTATAAGGGATCAGTTATTGACATAATTAAATCAATAAAGGGAGGCATAGCTTCTTGTTGTACATATATAGGAGCTTCTAAGATAAAGGATATGCCTAAATGTGCTTCTTTTGTGAGAGTTAATAGAACTCATAATACTATATTTGGAGACTCTAATGCCAAACTATGATTATGTTTGTGATGCTTGCTCTTATGAAGAAGAGGTTTTTCAACCTATAACAGAAGACCCTCTAAAGCTGGCTTGTCCTGATTGTGGCGCGCCTCTTAGACGCAAGATAGGAAGAGGCGCGGTGCTGGAGTTCAAGGGGTCGGGCTTCCATTGTAACGACTACCCTTGACACACCTTTGGGGATAGTGTATAATTGGTCTTGAAGGAGAAGAAAGTATAGTTTTAATTAGAGAGGATTATATGGATAGTAACCTATCTTGGGATAATTATTTTATGAACATGGTCTACCTTGTAGCCATGAAGAGTAAAGATGAAAGCACTCATATCGGAGCAGTAATTGTTGGTCCTGATAGAGAGATAAGGTCTACAGGGTATAACTCCTTTGTTAGAGGAGCAAATGACTATCTAGAAGCGCGTCAAGAAAGACCAGAGAAGTATTTTTGGATAGAACATGCTGAAAGAAACGCTATTTATAACGCTGCTAGAATTGGTGTATCCATAAAAGATTGCGTAATGTTTACTAATGGATTTCCTTGTAATGATTGTGCAAGGGCTATTATTCAATCTGGTATAAAGGAAGTAGTTATAGACACTGATTGGGATAGCAAGGACATCTGGAAAGAACAGCAGCATAGGAGTGATAAGATGTTTGAGGAAGGTCTTGTTACAGTAAGGAAAGTTAAGTTTAATTTAATACCTAGCTATAAATTCTGTAGAGGAGAGTTTATACTATGAGAAGGTTAAGATTTAGCTCCTCTGAAAAACTTTTCTTTACTTCTGATACACATTTTGGTCATTCCAATATAATTAGATTAGCAAATTTACCATTTACTTCTATATATGAAAAGGATGAACTACAGATTAAGAACTGGAACTCTGTAGTCCCTAAAGACGGAATAGTATTTCATGCTGGAGATTTAGCCCTTGGTTGTCATCCAAGCAGACTTTCCGAAATCTTGTATCAACTAAATGGAAAGATATATCTATGTGAAGGATCACATGATAGAGAAGCCTACAATCACAAAGAAAGATTTTCTGATATCAATGATACTTACTACATTACAATTGGTAATATAGAAATATTTATATCACACTACAATCATAAGGTTTGGCCTAAATCACATTATGGATCACTCCAGATTCACGGACATAGCCACGGAAGATTAGATTTATATAATGAGAAGGAGGGTAAGATTTTAGATGTTGCTGTTGAATCAAATAATTACACTCCTCTATCTTTAGATCAAGTGATTGATATAATGAATACTAGACCAAACAATTTTAATATGGTAAGAAAATGAGTGAAATTACACTTATAAATGGGGATTGTCTTGATAAAATGTTATGTATAGAGGATAATAGTATTGATTGTATTATAACTGATCCTCCGTACCTTAAGAATTACTCAACAGGACGCAGAAAAGGAGTTAAGCGTAATACTACAAAGATAAAAAATGATATTTCATTTGATTTTGAGAAAGTTTTTAGCGAATTTAAAAGAGTTACAAAAGATGACGCACATATCTATGTATTTGGTTGTTGGAAAACAAACCCATATTTTCAAAATATATTATCAAAATTCTTTAAGATAAAGAATAACTTAATATGGGTCAAAAATAATTGGACCGCTGGTGATTTATTTTGGTCTTATGGTCAAAGTTATGAAGAAATATTATTTGCTACTAATGGAAGAAAGAAACTGAATGGTTCAAGAGATAGAGATTGTTTATTCTATTCAAGAGTAGCAGGAAATAGACAATTACATACTAATCAAAAGCCTAGTGATTTAATAGAGTATCTAATCTCTAAATCCTCTAAAGAGGGAGATACAATTTTAGACCCATTTATGGGGTCTGGCACTACTGGAGTTGCTTGTAAAAGCCTCAACAGAAATTTTATAGGGATTGAATTAGACTCTAGTATTTTTAATATAGCCAAAAATAGATTAGATACTATTAAGGAGAATTATGCCAAACTCTAATATAGCTAGATTCACAATAACTATTGACCAAAATAAGAAATGCTTAGAATGTGGAAAGGGTGGAGCTACAGAAAATGGTCTTTGCCTTAACTGCACAAGTAAGGCTCTTGAAGGAAAGCCAATGAAGACAAGAGTTGGTCAATCTATATCCAAGAAGTATTTTTGGATGAAGGTATTTTATATATAGGTATTGAGGTGTAGTATGTATGAAAATCTACCTATCTATATTAATTACCATGATGAATATACAACATATAGAATTAATAATATGAGAGATTTCAAGACAAAGATTACTTTGGATGGATTAGATAAATATGAGTATCTAGAAGCACCGGAAAGGTGTTCTAGTTGTAGGTATCTTACATATGTAAATAATGGTGGTGTAGCTAGTCATTCATGTACTAACTATGACAGATGTTTAAGATTGAAGGAGGTTCTAACTGCTTATGAAAATCCAACAAAATCAAAATAAATCGGTTAAAATCACTTGCTTTTTAACCCAAATGTAGCTTGACTTTTTTACA